GAATTGATTAAACTGCTATTGAAGATCGACTATCAGAAAGAAAAGGTAGAGACAGTCAAGTCTATTATGACCAACATCAATGGGCGTAGTTTTTATATTAACAACGCAATTACTTGGCAAAAGTTTTTAAATGGAATTAATTAGGATGATGGCACAGATAAATAGTTGTGACCCGCGATGTGTCTGGAAATAATGCCAATATGAAACGATGGCACTTCGATAATTGTAAACATAAGAACTAACTATGGCCGATATTATATTATCCAAAGTGAATGAAGCATTTCTTCAAGTTGATGGTGAGCGTTCTACTCTTCAAGAAATGTCTGATTACTTTACATTTTATGCTGAAGGCTATCAATTTATGCCTGCGTTTCGGAGCAAGCAATGGGATGGCAACGCAACAATACCATATATGCAGGGCTACTTTCACACATTGAACAATTTGCTCAAGATAGAGACTATGAGGTCCAATACCACGACTCTTCTGTTGGTTTGACAGAAGAGTTTTCTTTACAGGAAGGCAAAGAGTTTGTTGACACCCTCAAACTTCCTGTGACAATTCGTGACTATCAGCTAAATGCGTTTGTTCATGCAGTTCGCAAGAAACGCTGTCTTTTGCTCTCCCCTACGGCATCTGGTAAGTCTCTTATCATCTATATACTCATGCGATACTATGAGGGAAAGAAGGCGCTCATCATTGTTCCCACAACCTCGCTCGTCTCTCAGTTGTATGGGGATTTCGACTATTACGGAAAAACCGAAGGTTGGGAATCAAAACATCACGTTCACTATATCATGGCCGGAAGAGACAAGCAGTCAGATATGCCAATTACGATTTCTACATGGCAGTCGCTCTATAAAATGCCAAAGCAATACTTTGACCAATATGATGTTATTGTAGGCGATGAATGCCATCTGTTCAAGGCCAAATCTTTGACCTCTATTATGACCAAGCTGGTCAATGCAGAATATCGCTTTGGCACAACAGGCACTTTGGATGACACACAGACACACAAACTTATCCTTGAAGGATTATTTGGTCGGGTCAAAAAAGTCACCACGACAAAAGATCTCATTGACAAAAACCAATTGGCTAAATTTGACATCAAGGCCATTACTCTTAAATATCCAGAGAAGTATTGCAAAGAAATTTCTAAAAAGAAGTATCACGAAGAAATAGATTTTTTGGTTGGATGTAATAAACGCAATGCCTTTATACGAAACCTTGCGGTGAGCCTTGAAGGTAATACCCTTGTCTTGTTTCAATATGTAGAGAAACACGGAAACCTTCTTCATACAATCATTAAGGACAAAGTAGCCAAAGGGCGAAAAGTATTTTATGTCTATGGAGGTACTGATACCGAATTAAGAGAACAGATCCGAGCTATTGTAGAAACTGAAAAAGATTCTATAATAGTAGCATCATATGGGGTTTATTCGACCGGAGTAAACATCAAAAATCTACATAACATTATATTTTCCCACCCAGGTAAATCAAAAATACGGGTACTGCAAAGTATTGGTAGAGGTCTGCGAATGAGTGAGAGCAAAAACTCAGCCACACTATATGACATAGTAGATGATCTGAGCTATAAGGCTCATAAGAATTTTGCCGTAAAGCACTTTGTCGAACGATATAAGTATTATATGCAAGAAAAATTTCCTACCAAAATATATAAGGTAGACTTAAAATTCTAATATGGACTATAAAGTAAAATATATTCAATTTAATAATGGAACCGAGTTGATTAGTCGAGTCGATTTTGAAGATTGGGAAAATACAAATCACATTAGATTGTATGACCCATATCGTCTTTATCCAATTCCTCCATTTTTAAATCTAGGCGATACAGACCACCAGACATTAATTTTAATCAAGTGGTTACCATGGACCGAGGATTCTTATATTAATATTATGACTAATAATATTTTAGTGGTTACTGATGTATCGGCTCGTATGCAAGAATATTATGATACAAGTATACAAAGATCTATCGAAGAATTAATTGACAGAGAATTTAGAAAATTTGAAGAAGTACCAGAACCACCATTATTTGATGACGAACTAGAAAGTATTGAAGGCGAAGGCGTTGAAGGCGAAAGCGTTGAAGAATTAGCAGAATTACTAACCGAAATAACTAAACACAAAAAAAGGGTATTACATTAAATGGCAAATAAGACTAAAGCAAATCATTATGTAAACAACGGAGATTTTTTGGATGCAATGGTAGAATTTAGGAATTTTGTTCATGTAGCTAAAGATGGTGCCAAACCAAGGCCCAGAGTCCCAGATTACTTGGGTGAGTGTTTTATTAAAATTGCAACACACCTATCATATAAGCCTAATTTTATTAATTATACTTTTCGAGATGATATGATTGCAGATGGTGTTGAGAATTGTCTGCAATATATTGACAATTTCGATCCGGCCAAATCAAAGAATCCGTTTGCCTATTTTACACAAATTATCTATTATGCATTTTTGCGTAGGATTCAAAAAGAAAAGAAGCAGTTATATGTAAAATATCGAGCAATTGAGCGATCTGGATTAATGGACCAATTGGCTCACCACGATTCACACGACAAACGTACTGGTATTGTTCAACAGCCGGCTTTATATGAAAATATGCAAGAGTTTATAACTTCTTTTGAAGCTGGAATTCAAAAGCAACGACAAAAGACTAAGACCACAAAAAAGAAGAAAGGCTTGGAAAAGTTTGAGAAGGAAAAGGCTGAGGTCAAGGATTCATAATGAAAATAGGACTTATCAATGACACACATTTCGGGGGCAGAAACGACAGCGCAGCCTTCAACGAATACTTTTTTAAATTTTATGACAAAGTTTTCTTTCCATACCTACGGGAACATAACATCAAAACCGTTGTTCATTTGGGAGATGTAGTAGACCGCCGAAAATTCATTAATTTCAATACGCTCCAATCGCTCAGAGAGAAATTTATCAATAAACTTGGAAAGGAAGAAATCGACACTCACATTATTATTGGAAACCACGACACTTATTATAAGAACACAAACGACGTAAATTCCATGACAGAGTTATTTTCCTCGTTTGATGGAAAGCACGAACCCTGGATATATGCAGACCCAACTGAAATTATATTTGATGGATTAAAGATTCTTATTATCCCTTGGATTAATGACGGGAATCGCAAAGAAACATATGACTTTATTGAGAATAGTGATGCTCAAATTATTATGGGGCATTTAGAATTAGCGGGGTTTGAAATGCATCCCGGATATTCCAACGAACACGGAATCGACGCTGCAATATTTAATAGGTTTGATATGGTCATGTCTGGGCATTATCATCACAAGTCAGACAACGGTACTGTTTATTATCTTGGTGCACCGTATGAAATAACATGGACAGATTATCAAGACTCCCGAGGATTTCATGTGTTTGATACAGACACCCGAGAACTGGAATACATTCGCAATCCCTATAGAATGTTCCACAAAATCTTTTATAATGATGAGGGTAAAACTTTTGAAGAAGTGACAGGCGAAGACTTTTCGTCATATAAGGGGTCGTGTATTAAAGTTGTCGTGCAGAATAAAACAAACCCATATTGGTTTGATATTATGTTAGACAAACTATACAAAGTAAACCCAATGGCAGTTTCTATTGTGGAAGACTTTACTGACATTAGCAACATTGGTGAAGATTCTTTAATCGACCAAGCCGAAGATACAATGACAATCTTGAATAAGTATATTGACAGCATTGAAATTGCAGGTGATAAAATAGAGCTTCAAGAACTTTTACAAGATTTACATAAAGATGCGTTGACTATGGATTTAGAGTAATAATGTTACAGTTTCATAGTATCCAATGGAAAAATTTCCTTTCGACAGGAAATACTTGGATAAAAGTTGACCTTGACCGACACTTGAACACATTAATTGTTGGCGAGAACGGAACAGGAAAAAGCACCATTCTTGATGCATTGACGTTTAGTTTGTTTGGTAAACCATTTCGTAGAATTAACAAACCACAGTTAGTCAACAGCATCAACGAAAGTGACTGTCTTGTCGAAGTGTCGTTTACTATTGGAACAGTTTCATATGTTGTTCGGCGGGGCATTAAGCCTACGGTGTTTGATATTGTAGTGAATGGTGAAGCTCTTGACCAAACAGCCAATATTCGTGATTTTCAAGAATTACTCGAAACGCAAATCTTACGACTCAATTATAAATCGTTTACCCAAGTTGTTATTCTAGGTAGCTCGACATTTATACCGTTTATGCAACTATCAGCCGCCAATCGTAGAGATGTTATTGAAGACTTACTTGATATTCAAATCTTCTCGGTGATGAATACAATTCTAAAGCAAAAGATTTCATTACTCAAAGATAATATTAGCGAAAATGATACAAAAGCATCACTAAAAGAACAGTTCGTTAATGTTCAGACAAAAAACCTTAAACGTATAGAAAAAGATAATCAGAAAATTATCAAAAGGCATCAAGAAGACCTTGTTTCATTATCAGAAGAAACCTCACAACGTAAAACTGATATTCTTGAATATCTTTCTGATATTGAATTTCTAAAGTTGAAAATTGCTGGGTCAAAAAAACATGAAACTAAATTGAAAGATGCAGAGAAAATTGATAGTAAACTACACACTAAAGAACTGGCACTAACCCGAGAAATTGAGTTTTATCACAACCACGACGAATGCCCAACATGTCAGCAAGATATTGACAACCAGTTCAAGGAACTAAAGACAAAGACCTTAGCAAAAAAGGAAAAGGAAGTCGCCAGGGCAAGAAAAGATATGTCAAAGTTGTTGAAAGAAATTGACAAGGAAATTAAAAGGGACCAAACTGTGGCGACTAAAATTCAAACACTTACTACTGAAATTAATTCATTAGAAACCAAGATTTCTGCCACAAAACAAATCATCAAAACATTAAACGACAACATTAAAGAGTTGTCAACCAAGGGAGATGTTGATAAAGTAAAGGAAGAAGTCGAGCAGGCAACTCAAGAATTACAAGCATTAAACGAAAAAAAAGAAAAGCTAACAAACAAAAACGAAATTCAAAAGATTGCAGCTACACTACTAAAAGATAGTGGAATTAAAACTCTTATTATTAAGCAATACCTGCCCATTATGAATAGTCTTGTCAATAAGTATTTGGCCGATATGGATTTCTTTGTCAATTTTACGCTGGACGAAAATTTCAACGAGACAATCAAGAGCAGGCATCGCGACGAATTTTCTTATGAGTCTTTTTCTGAGGGTGAAAAAATGCGTATTGACCTTGCACTATTATTTACGTGGCGAACAATCGCCAA